TAAACCAGGAACTAAACTTACCAACATTCCTACGGATTGGGACATTCCATTTAATATATCCATTCCACCACTCATTGATGATAACGCTAATCCTACTAAAATTAAACCACCAGCAAATGTTAATAAACCAGGAAGTGCAACTGCCATTAAACCCATAGCATATCCAAATGGAATTAATGCCACACCAAGTAAACCTAATCCTATGGCCAATGATGGTATTTCACCAGCGATACTAGCTAACGATGTTAATCCTGCAACAAATACTGGTAAAAGAGCACCTATCACTCCCATACCAACACCTAATCCAATTAATGCCAATCCAAATGCTAAGAACCCAATTCCAGCAATTAAAAGAAAAGGAGCGGAAGCGGCGGCCATTATGGAAAATGCCAATAGTGCCACTCCAATTGGAACTAAAGCAATTGCTACTAATAGTAAATCACCAAGACTTTCAGATAATCCGGCAAGTACTTCTAAACCTTTACCAATGGCCTGAAGTGCGAATCCAAATACTAACATTGCTGCTGAAATTGCTAACAACCCAAGTCCACCATATATTAGAGCCACAGTTGCACCAGAAAGTGCATACCCAAATATGGCCATTGTAACACCGAATAATAATAAACCACCTACTATACTACCAATATTGTCCATATTAATAACTTCACCAAATTTACCCATCGCCATTGCGAATAATAACATTGAACCAGCTACTAATACCATAGAGGCAGCACCCATAAGTACATCTTTAGAACCAAAATCTCCAATAAAATCTGTAACAGGATTGCCTAATTTAAAGAAAGAAAATAATTTTGATACTCCCCATAATGCTAACATTGCTACTCCTAACCCAGCAACGGCCAATAGAATAGTTCCTACTATATTACCCATACCATCGAACATTCCGTTTAACATTCCAGCTTCTTTTGTATTCTCTGCCAATGCATCACCTGCTTCACCTGTGGCATTTGAATAGTTCAACATTTGTTCTTTACTTAAACCGGTCGCTTCACCTATCATTCTTTGAAGTTGTAGGTTACTACTCAATGCTGGGCCCAAAGATTTTACTAACTTTGCTTCTTCTCTTGCAATTGCCGCTCTATCACCAGATACTTGAGCAGCTCTGAGAGCATTCATATTGATATCTTTACCAGTCATCATTCTGAGTTTCATCTCATTTTTAATAGATGATTCAATATCTAATGCCTCACTTGCCTTTTTATTAAGGTGGTCCATATCAGCACCCATCTTTTTTAAGAGGATACCTTCTTTTATTCTTTCTTCAATCTGTGCTTCAGTTAAAGTATTTAGTTCAAATTGATTTGCCGCTAAGTATTTCATACCTTCAGAACCGATACCACCAAGTTCGGTTGCAGTTTTATCAGCAAAATCTAATAATTTTTCTGTATTTTGTCCTGCATTATCTAATGAACGAGCCAAACTTACTGCATCATTTGCGGCAACACCCAATTCACTTAATCGAGCTACATTAACAGCCATTTCTCCAGTAGCTAATTTAATATTACCCGATTCTTTTACTATGGATTTCATTGCAGCACCAACTTTTTCCTGACCTAGTAGAAATCCATCCATATTTAGCATGGCGGCTTTGGTTTCCAATCCTAGTTTAGCAGCTTCATTACCACTTATACCCAATTCATATGATAAGTTTTTAGCATCTGTTGCCATCGATTTAAATAAGTCATAAACCTCTTTAAGTATCAATAGAGCTATGGCCGCTTTTCCGGCTTTCATTAGGTTACTGGCAAATCCTGATGAAAATCCCAAAGAACTAGCTAAGTCATCTGCTATATTTTTTCCAAAATCCTTTAAATTTTCTGTCTGATTCTCCAAATCGGCCGTTTTTTTGGCCATTTTAATCCGTACATCAAATTGTTTTAGCATTTCATCTGAAATGTCTCGATTTAATCGGAATGATTCTTCTATGTAGTCCTTTTTTTCTTGTTCAAGGATGAGGGCCGCATCTGATAAATTATTGGCCATTTTCATTTTTTCAACAGACATTGCCAGAGCTAATGTTTCGTCTTCGGTTAAGTTGTTGATTGTTCCTTGCTTATCAATAATATCATCTAGTGCACTGCTCATGTCCTGAACAATGGTTCGATTGGTTTGCATACTCTTTGCAAATTTATCAGCACCCTTATATAATCGATTGTCTTCGGCCATTGGTTATTCCGTTTATTTAAGTCCTAATATTTTTTTAGTTCCTGATGGAATTTTATCTTTACTACCGTATAAGGCAACTGCAAGAGCTATAGCTTCTTTTTGTGTCGCCTTAATTTTTCTTTGTTGTATTTTTACAAGTATTTTTTTCAACAGATTTTCCCTTAACTTAGGATTTTCTAATTGTTCTCTTATTGTAAGCTTGCTCATTTTGTTCCCTTAATAGTTTTATTCGTTTATAAATATAGAAAAACCCAACAAATAGTTAGGTTCTTCAATTCTTATCGTGATTTTGATTTAGCTTTTCTCATTTCTTTATCATTGGCCTTTTTTTCTTCTTGTTTGAATTCTATTATCTTACCGATATAGAACTTACGAACCCATATTGGCATATTGTAAACATCCGTAAAGTTGAATCCACCATTCCCATGATAAATGAGGTCAAAAATGTGAGTGTGTAAATGCTTCCTATATGTTTGATGAAGGCCAAAAAAACCCGGCACCCATTGGCAGTAGCATTTCTCTCCTTTCCCCAGTCTCTTCAGATATAAATTCATACTGTAAATTAATGTCTGGAACAGAATCCTTAATATACGCTCTGAGAGATTGTGAGTCTAACGCAAATAATTCATTGTCTACAAAGTTTTTAATAACTTTTTCATCATAATCCCCATCTACTGAAAGAATCATATTCTTTAATCTTGTAGTTAGTTCTCTTGATGTTATATCTTTAGTTTTTCTATTTGCCTTTTCTAAGGCCTTTATTTGATGTTTTACTTTTCTTTCTTTCGATTCAGTCATTGCTTGAAAAGTAATTTTTCTCTTAGATTTAGGTAATTCAAACTCAAACTCATTTTTATGTAGTTCTATTTGATTAGAACCATCATAGTCATTATTTTCAAATTGAGTTAAATCAATAACCTCTTCTTGCTTATTATCTGAAAATGGGTCTTGAATTTCTACTTTGTAATCTTTACCATATCCTAATACTCTGGCAGCAATCATAATTGCATTTTTATCACCTGTAGTTATATCTGCGTATTTGACTGGAACTCCTTCTCCATTACCTATGATTAGTGATTGAAATAATCTATCTAATACTGAACCATCTTTTATATATGATTGCGTAGTAAGAATATCTTCTTCTTTTGCAGTCATATATTTCATCTCTAGTTTTCCACTTGATAGAGGACTATCTTTAGGATAAATTAATCCTTTAGATGGTAATTCTACTATTTCAGTTGGAAATTTATAATCGGATACTTGCTTAGTTTCGTATTGTTTCTTAGCAAGTTCCACCATTTCATCATTAGAAAGATTACTCTGGTATTCATCTGTTAATTTTTCTTTACTCATAACGTTTCTCGTTTTAAAACTCTTTTAATATTGGTTAACCATATATAAATATGTAAATATTATTAATTAAACGAAAAAACCCCTACATTTCTGTAAGGGTTTCTCAATAGTCAATTTTTATTACAATCCGTATTTAGTATTGTAGTATTGCGTAATCGTATGTAAGTGTTAAATCTACAGTTGCCAAATCTTCACCAGTATAGTCCATATCTGAGAACTTTGCTGTTTGAATATATGCACCTTTAAGTGTCCACTCTTCTACTTTATCACCAACAGGACCCAAACTGTTAAATGTGATATCTTTTTTGTAGAAATCAGAGTAACCATCTCGGCCCGTTACTGATTCGTGGTGTAATCTTACCCATTCCATAGCTGCTTGTGCTGCTGAAGGAACTACTGGGTCATATAGTGAAATTGTTAAATCACTCCACTCACTTCTACCTTTAACATATCTTCTAACGTTAACGTGGTCGATTGTAACCTTTCCGTTTGTTATTTCTGGTCTGTTAGCGGCTTTTATTAAATACGCTGGGATACCCTCAATGTACATAATAAATCTGTTCGACATCTTCGGTTCGAATGATGTGAACATTACTTCTGTTGGGTCTAATAGTTGTGCCATTTAGTTTTCTCCGTTATTCTTTCTTTAATATAAATATAGTTCTTTTTAAAAAATAACCAACTCCCCTAATTTATTTTAGGGGAGCTGATATTATTAGTTATATACTATTCTGGAAATGCTGCCCCAGTTGGTAGTACGTTAAAGTCAAGAACTATGAATTCTGCTGTTTTTGCTGGTTGTAAGAAAATCTCACCAACCATAATGTTTCTATCAATTACATCTGGAGTGTTGTTGGTTTCATCCATCACCACTTTAAATGCATATAAACCTTGTCTTTGTTGAATTGATTCTAAGTAAGGATTAACGATTGATAAGAATCTGTTTCTAGTCGCCGCAGTGTTATTTTCGAACACTAAGTATCTAGTTGAAGAAGCAATAAACTTCTTAACAGCAATTAACAATCTTCTTACATTGATTCTATCCAATGCAGATGGTTTAGCTTGTAATGTTTTCTGTCCAAATACAGTAACACCTTGTCCAGGGAACGTAGCGATTGGATTCAATCTACCTTCGTAAAGTGAATCTCTCTCAACTCTAGTCAATCTTGTCTTAGCTTCAATTACTGAAGTTAATCCACCTCTGTTCAATCCAGCAGGAGCGAACCATTCAGCGGCTACTTGGTCGTTAAATGCGATAACGCCAGGAAGTACAACCGATGGTGGCACCCAAACAGGTTTGTTTTTATCTGTATTAAGTATCTTAACCCAAGGATAGTAAGATGCAACATAGTTTGAATCAAATGCCTGAACAGCGTTAACTGCCGTAGATATTGAATCACTCCATGCTGAAGCATCCATAATAAAGAATGCATCTTGTCTATCTTCACACATATCTTTAGCGAATACTGATACTGAAGAATGTAATCTGTGAATGATACCTGGTAATACTAACATATTGATATCAAATTCATCAGGATTAGATACAGAGTTAATTGCTTTTCTGAATCCAACTGTACCAGTTGCGGTGTTAGAAGAACAATCATACCCTTGTGTATTTCCTGCAGTGATATCACTACCCATAGAAACTATTCTATTTGGTTTGTATCCATCAAATCCACCTTGAAATGGTACTACGAATTTTCTTGAATTAATAGATGTTTCTAAATCATTCAAGTTAATAGTACTACTATATGGTGATGCTGATGATGGGAAGTTAGCGTTTACGTTTTGTGAGTAATCACCTAAATAGAAAGCTGTTCCCACTATTGCGGTTGAACTATCTGGTGTAGGTAATAAGAAGTTTCTATTATCAGTACTTGCAAAATCAAAATCAAATCCTAAGAATTTCTTTGGATTATATGATTGATTGATTAACTGAGTACCTATGTAAGTTGGATTTGGTAATGAAACACCACTTCCAAATGGATTTTGTAATGCTGCGAATCCGAATGGTACTAATGATTCATCAATAGCTCCATCTCTTACTGCAGCAGATACTTCTACTCTAATGTTTTCTGAATTGTTTGGATAATCTCCGTTAGTTGAAAGTTTTCCATCTGAATCAACTGTAATGTACTTATCACCAATCACTCTTGCGATAAAGTTTGGTGAATCAGGATTTAAGTTAACTCCTTGAAATTGTTCAACAATATTTGGTCTAATATCCGAATCCGTAACATTCACATATGGTGAACCAACAATCTTATCTTGGTCTACTCTTCTTACAACTACAGTAAATGAACCGTACTCAGAACCAGGAACCGAACCAGCTGGTTTGATATCTTGTATTCCTACTTTGAATTCATAGTTAGTAGATGTACCATGTGATAATGTATGGAATTTAATTAAGTTTGATGTATTACCACCAACTTTTTGTGATGTAATCCAAGGTGTGTTTGCCTCAGTATATGCTTTTGAATAATCAATATCCTTAGCAACATCTAATGTTACTACAGGAATCTCACCATCATTAGCAAATGAAGCTGATTGGAATGTTTTAAAGTTTGCTAAAACATATCCCTTACCATCACCTTTTGGAGAAAACCCAAATGATTTTGTATAATAATCATCACTTGATGGGTTTAATGAAGCACTAATATTAACACCTACTCCAGTTTGTGAACCAGATACATTTAATGTAAACATTGATGCTGATACTGATGTGGCATCAAGGTGGTCTGATATAGTACTTTTATCAAATACATTTGTATCTGATGTAATTT